ATGCCGGTGGCGAGAGCTAAGGCGCTCGCGCCAGGTGCGATTTATCTTGTGCCAGATCATGCAGCATATCGCCAAGTTTCTCGAGGTGTTATGGACATCCTTGCCGCAATAACACCAGAGCTCGAACAGGTGAGTGTGGATGAAGCGTTTCTCGATATATCAGGATCGACACGTCGACTAGGTGGCGCTGTAGAAATTGGACAATTGATTCGTGCTGAAGTATTTCGAGCGTTTGGTATTACCTGTTCGGTAGGGATTGCGCGCAATAAGTTCATTGCGAAGTTGGCTTCGACTCAAGCGAAGCCGGACGGACTCATGCTCATTCCGGATGCTGTCAGTGTGGAGTTCTTGCATATGTTGCCGGTGGGCGCGCTGTGGGGTGTTGGTGCGAAGACTCAAGAAAAACTTGAGCAGTGGGGGATTCATAACGTAGTTGAATTGGCTCATACTGATCTGCCTGCTCTGGAGCGAATTGTCGGTAAGTCAGCGGCCCGCCACCTTCTCGCACTAGCTTGGGGGCAGGATTCACGGCAAGTTGAGACCTATCACGTTGAACGTTCGATTGGTGCGGAGAGCACATTCTCGAGAGACCAGCATTCTCAAGAGGAACTACTTCGTAAGATGCTCGACCTCAGCGATGACTGCGCCCGGCGCCTCAGAGCCCGTGGACTAAAGGGCAAGACTGTATCAATCAAAGTTCGAGATTCCGACTTTATTACGGTTAATCGCTCGGTTACTTTGCGCTCGGCAACAGATGTGGGAGCGGTCATATACCGTCATGCTCGGGAACTTCTGACAGCGTTGCCACGTCATAAAACTGTCAGGTTGATTGGTGTGCGAGTTGAGAATCTGGGTTCATCCCAGAGCCTTCCAATGCAAGATACTCTCGAAGAGTCCGCGCAGGGTGCGGTGGTTGCACTGAGTCGCTCTGAGCAGGTTATGGACGAAATACAAGCCAAGTTTGGTCGTGGATCTATTGGGCGAGCAGTGTTACACTCGCCACGACTTTCAAGTCAAGATGACAGCAACTATTCTTAGTAGTACTAGAAACCACTCCAACCAGCATAAACACATCCACTGGACGCTCCTTGGACGCTCACAGAAACCGCTCAGCAGCATCCGCCATCCGCTCATCATCATCCGGCCATAAATGCGCATACGTCCGTAGCGTCTCCGTCGCATCTTTGTGTCCGAGCCTGCGAGCAACCGCCACTGGGGACACACCAGCAGCAATCAACTGCGAAGCATGAAAATGCCTAAGCTCATGCCACCCGGTCGCTTGCACTCCCGTCTTATCGCGTGCTTTCGCCCATTCAGTGCGTAACGCCAAGGTCGTCAACTTTTTCCCTAGCACCGTGTGAAAAATAGGTCCTTCACCACGTTCCCCAAGGAATGCACGGGCATGAGCACCGATCAGGATAACCCTGTAAGAATTCTTCGTCTTTAATGGTGCATGCTGCCCCTGCCGGTCCACTTGCTTACTGACGGTTAGACGAGCTGTACCCTCTGGGAGGTCCTCAATATCTTCCCATTCGATAGCACATAATTCCCCTGGTCGTAGACCCACACACGCATTAAACAGGCATGCACGCCGGTAGTCTGCTGGCATCGCTTCGGCAAGGGTTTTCACGTCGTCAATACCTATAGGATTCTTACGTCCTGAATCGACTTCTGGGATCCTTATACGCACGATAGGGGACTTGACTATGTACCCATCGAAAACCGCTGTCGTGAATACAGGCGATAGGTTGGAGATGATGTTCTTGATGGTGGTCGGAGCGTAGTTCCCGGCAAGACCATTGACTAGGTTTTGGATATCTTCCCGTGTGATGGAGCCGATGGGCTTCTCACCTAAATGCGGTTTGTAAACGTTCTTGTAATAGGTTTGTGCTGTACGCCGCGTGTTTGGCCGGCGATGCTGCTGCGAGTCCGTGAACATCTGATAATAGACTGAGAACTTGATTCTTGACCGCTCAGCTGGGATGTACGCATGTGAACGCAGTTGGTGGTTTATCGCATCTAGTTTCGCTTCTGCCGCATCCTTCAACTCAAAGGACTCTGACCTTCGTGTCCCGTCTGGCTCTATCCAGATCGCTTGCCAGCGTTTTCCTTTACCGTAGCGTTGTGTCCTAATTTTTTTGCGCGGACTGTCAGGGTCTGGGATGTGCCAGCGGTCTCTAACGTGTCCAGGCATTAGTGCTCTCCAAGGTGCGCGTGGATTTCTGTGAGTTCTTCTGGTGTGAGGTGCTTTAACCGAGTTGCTAGAGTGTCTTGGTCTACGGTGAGTTCTTCAGCGAGTTCTACGGGGTTTTCCGTCCATTTCAACGCGTTAATGAGGTCAGGTAGGGGGATCAGCCATTGCGCTGCGAGGATATCCGCGTAGTGCTCTTCACGGCTTGTGCACCCGTCAGTGTGGCCTAGGGTGATGTGTGCGAGTTCGTGGGTGAGGGTGCAGCGTCGTTGCGCTTGTGATTGGTCCGGGTGCAAGTAGATCGTGTCTGTGCCGTTAGTTTCACCGAGGACACCGGGTTTTCTTCGCCAGTGGATGGTGATGGGTAGGTCTCTTATTATTTGCCATGGTTGAAACATGCTAGCAGGGTAGTTCTACCCACTGACATGGGTTTTCGTACCCGGTTTAGTACCCCAAAGTGAGGTCGATCGGATCCCACAACGCGAGCGATTCGATGGTGTACGGGGCCCGATTCCCTACGTCAATGGAGACGAAGCCAGATGGTGGGTTTACTTCTTCGATCTCGAATGTGAAGATGCACTTTCCGGTCTCGTAAGCCCCGTCTACGTAGTCGGATTTCTCTATGCGTCCGCCATTCAAGTAGCCAAGCCCGATGACAGTATTGGCGCTATCTCGGATGATTACTTGCCCGCCTTCTCGCACGTCGTCATAACCATCGTTAGCTCGGCATCTGCCGCCTGATGTGATGTATGGGCTGCCTGATGCGTCGCGTCCGGGGACTTGCACGGACCCGTGGACTGTGAGGGTGAAGTCAGACTCTTCATCGGCTGTATTGTCGGATCGTTGATCCCAGAGCATGTATCCGACTCCACCGGCTGCTCCTACGAGTATGCCGGTGAGGAATCCAGCGAGGATGGATATCAGCCGGCGCTTGCGCGGTGGAGTCGCAGTATCCTGTTCTACCTGTGGAACTGGAGGCTGTGGTGGTTCTGGTGAAAATTGCGGGGCAAGCGCCGGTTGCTGGATCCGTATGTCTGCCCGGGTTTGCGGGGTCGATTGCGTTCCCGGTTTCGGCTGGAATTGATTATCGCTCATGATGGGCCTTCCGCGCAGAAGTGTTTCTACCTGTTTTCGGTAGATTCGCTGGGTTTCTTTAGGCTCCCCACGAATCGAAGTCTGTGTCTTGCTCATTACCGGCTAGTCCGGTTCGAGCTGCCAAGGCTAGATCGTCTTGGGCGATGGTGGCCGCACTCCCTGCGGCCTGCATGTCGGTGGTGGAACGCTGATCATGTTCCCCACTCCCTTCATTTATCACTGACCTAATGAGACGGATAAGGTTATCCGCTATCTCTGGATCAAGCTCATCCACCCGTGGGGGAAGTCGAGTCTCGAAAGACGACTTACCTCTCACAGGGATGCCCAGGGATACCGCATAGCCCATGAGGACTTCTTCCTCGGTAAGATCCAATGCCACTGCTATTCCCTTCACGGTTTCTACGTGTCTGGGAAATCCTTCCGGACCTCGGTTAGCGAGGGTGTTGAAGGCTTGGTGTCGGACCTTGTAGCCTGCCGCTTCGCTGATCGCTTCCATGTCTCGGTATGAGCGGCCTGTTATGGCTGCTTGAGATCGGATGAGGTCAGTGATGCTTTGCACGGGTTAACCATCTCTTTCGGTGGGGGTCTCGGCAACGGATGCGGCGGGGCCGTCGGTTACCGTTTTCCCTTGATATATGCGGGAAATACGCCTCTAGCCTATCTGGAGCGGTTACCAACGTCTTGAGGGTTCAGCAAAATTCCTTAAAAAACTTTTAAAAAGGGTCTTGCGCACCGGTTACCGTTGCCATAGGATAGATATTGCAAGCAACGGTTACCACAACGGATTGGAGGCAAACATGAACCGCAGCGTGTACATGGAGCTCACTAGTCCGCAGACGTTGAGAGCACTCATGGATCAGCGCGGCTTCTCCACGGAGAGGCTCGCACGATATGCCGGCTGCTCGAAGTCGTTTATCGTCCACCTTCGCGTTGGTCGGAAGCGGACGTGCACTCCATTGCTTGGTAAGCGCATTGCGGAGGCTTTGGATGTTCCAGAAGCTCTCGTTTTTGTGCGCAAGATGGCCTGTTCAAGCGGTGCAGTTGTACTGCTTGATAAAGCCGCTTAACTTCCCGGAGGCCACCCAGTAACTGCCCCAGCAGTGAAAAGTCCGACCGGTTGAACCTTGAAAACAACATAGAGATACGACCACACGAGAACCGTGGAAGAGCGCTGGCATCGAATTTGACTGGTGAGCGCGATGACACCACGCAGACCGTGTGAAGCACCGACAGGTGACTCAACCCAATGGTTGTTACTGCTAACCCCATCAAGGTTTTCGTCCGGTGGGTAGGCAGGTAAGTGGGCATGTCGAAAGGACCACTGCCGGGTTGGGTACAGCTTCAAAAATATTGTTTTTGTTCATCATCGATAAAGAATGTGGAGGGCCTGATTATGGCCTCAACGTATAAGGGCGCTCACGCTTATGAGGGTCCAAAGCATGCAACGTATAACTCTGAGCGTGAGGTTGAGTTTCAGCGGCTCGCTCGCTCGTTTAACCGGGATTTTTTGGCTTCCCCAGGTTTTCACAGGGCTGACTGATCATGAATCGTCAGATCACAAACTTGGCTGAGCTTGATGCTTTATATGAAGGCACTGTGCTTCAGGATAAGAACGGTAATCGTGTTGTTGTTGGTGTTGCTCATCTTGTTTTGATGGGGGGCAGTGGTGCGCCGTATTCTGCTCGGTTCGCTCTCGAACATTTCGGTCCGTTCACTGTGGTGTCGGGGTTTGAGGATCGGCTTGGTCGGCCGAGGCCACCGCTGATATCTGATGGTGCATATCTGGATTATCAGACTGTGTACGGGACGACCGGTGTTTTCAAATCCAACGCTTGTGTCAATGCGTGGGTAGTTGATGTCAAGGGTGAGCCGTTTCGCTGGTTTGCGACTTTCACGGAGGCTATCGAATATGCCTTCAGCCAGACCACTGTTGAAGAGGTGCCCGCATGAGCAAGCATTTCGAGTTCACGGGCGAGACCAAAGTGGTTTACAGCTACACGGTCCACCGGATCAGGGCTACACGAGACCTACCACGACAGGGTGTGAAGGCTGGTGATCTTGGTGGCTGGGTTGAGAGCCTAGACAACCTACATGATGGCTCGTGGGTGTTCGGCGGCGCGGAGGTGTTCGGCGACGCGCGGGTGTTCGGCGGCGCGCGGGTGTTCGGCGGCGCGCGGGTGTTCGGCGGCGCGCGGGTGTTCGGCGACGCGGAGGTGTTCGGCGGCGCGCGGGTGTTCGGCGGCGCGCGGGTGTTCGGCGACGCGCGGGTGTTCGGCGACGCGGAGGTGTCCGGCGGCGCGCGGGTGTACGGCGACGCGGATATTGAGCGTTCATGGCACTACCTCGTCGTACAGCAGATCGGCTCAGAAAACGTAACCGCAAATCTCTACCGCACAAAAAACGGCGGACACCGCCTCGACGTTGGCTGCTGGACCGGTGGCACTCTCGGCACCCTCATGGACGAGGTGAAGCGCCGCCGTAAGCAATGGACCGCCGACGAAGCCACCCAAGAAATCTGGTTCGAGCAATACCGTGCGTTGAAGCGACTGGGCAAAGCAACCGTAAAGCGGTGGGAGGGAAAATGAGCCTCAGCGTTCCTGCATCACCGTTTGATCGGATTGCGAAGCGCCGCCCTGATGGTACAGAGTACTGGTCCGCCCGTGACTTGATGCCGCTCATGGGGTATGCGCGGTGGAACGAGTTCCTCAACCCAATAAACCGTGCATTCAAGACTGCTGAAAACCAAGGCCATGACGTTGAGAACCTTTTCAGGCGATCGACTGAAAAGGGTACGGGTGGCCGTCCGCGTGAGGAAATTTACATGGTGCGCTTTGCTGCGTACCTTGTCGCGATGAATGGTGATCCAAATATCCCAGAAGTGGCTGCGGCTCAAGCGTACTTCGCGATTCAAACCCGCATCGCTGAAACCCAGGCTCCCCGTGAACTCTCACGCCGTGACCTCGCGCTCATGATCATTGAAGCGGAGGACGCGAAAGAAGCCGCACTTCAACGAGCGCAAGAACTGGAAGGGCCTGCCGCTCAAGCTGAAACATTCCGGCAGGCAGACGGTCTGCGCACTATCGGTGATCTCGCCAACGATCTGAAAGTGCACGCTGCATCGAATTTCCCTGACGTGAAGATCCGGCAGGATGACGTGTTCGACCTTGCCGGGCGCGTTGGCCTGATCATTCGCGGGAATACGGTACGCCATAACCAGCCAACCGCGAAGGCTATCGAATCGGGTTGGGTGCGGCCGAAGGACACTCCCGTGCAAACGAAGAATCACGGGTCTTTCGTGAAAGTGTCCGCGCGCCTCACCCCACGCGGTTACGGACGGCTATGGGATGCCGCAATTCAAAACCTACGCACCCACAATGTGGTGCTCCCACCGCTTAGTAAGGAGATCGCAGCATGACCCGCATGTACAAGATGGAAATCACGAAGTACCCAGACGGTGCGATCTATGAGTGGGATGAGGGCGCGTTCGACATCAACGAGGACTGGGAGCCGGAAGGGTGGCAAGAATACTCGGAAGAGAAATTCGGCGCGTACAAGCCGTTCTTCTGGCCCAAGCAAAACAAGCTTTACCAGTCCAGATCTGCAGCACAATCGAAGGTCGACATCGTGCGCAGATGGGGAGGCGAAGCGATCATCCTCGAAGCCGAATTAAGTGAATTCATCCCAGTGCAGGAAGCAAACAAACGCCGTAAGCAGAAAACCCTGCTAACCCGTTTGGAGAAAGCCGTAGACAAGGCACAAAACCTGCGTGACCAGATCGCAGCACTCGAGGTGTCAAATGGCTGACCAGTGGAAGCCTGGCACATCAGTGAAAGTCCTCCGCTCCCCTTACACGGATCGAGGACCACGGAAAAACGATACCGGAGTCATCACGCGTGTTGTTGGCCCCGCTGTCCTAATCGAAGTGGAAGGAATCGCCAACCCCATGCACGGAGGATGGGTTTTCTTCCCAGACCAATTGGAGGTCACCCCATGAATGGTTTCTGGTGGAAACCAAAAGTCCGTAAGACAGTGCAGGCCATGTTTTTCACGGCCTGCATTTTCGTTCTCGCAGCGATCTGCTACATCAGCGTGTACATGATGCTGCTCATAGCTTCCCCTCTTGGATGAGACATGGGAGACAGGCTTTTAAATGTGCGGGAAGTCGCACAGATCCTTGGCATGCACCCTGAGGTCGTCAGGTTGAAAACACGGCGTGGGGAGTTACCTGGCCGGCAGTTTGGTGGGAGGACTTCCCCATACAAGTATCCAGAATCAAAAATCATGGCGATTGTTAGGAGCATTTGATGATTGTCCTACCAGATGAGGGTGGTATCGAGATTCGATTTGATGACGGTTCGACCGTCACCCTGAATCGGGAGCAGTCAAATGAACTACTCCAGGACATTGAAAACACTGTTGGGGTGGATTGCCCTGACTGTGGTGGACGTGGAATTACCGGTGACTTGGATTGCAAACCCTGTGGGGGTTTGGGATGGGTCCAGTAATAGCTCGTGATCATGCGGCTATGGCCGCTCAATTCCGGGGTTTCAAAACTGACTTCGAGTCGAGTGAAAACGCTTTGACTGTCAGAGTTGATGACCCTGTTGACCGGTATGCGCTAGCAACGATCATCCTTTCTGAACCGTTCACGGTAGCCCGTGGGCATGGTGTGGAACGGTTCTTGGGTTTCTCGCGGGCAAGCGAGTCAACGCTGGTGAGCGTGTATGGCGCATACCGGCCTTCATAGCAAACCAGCACGCACTTGGGCTTTGGCGAGCTTGTGCGTGTGATCTGAAAGGAAAGTTTATGTCAAACGTCATTGTGTTGCGCAGGTTTGTGCCGCGCCGTCCCGATCCTGAACCGCCTGCATCGCGTCTTGTGCGGGTCCCGGTGAAACGAATCGAGGTAGCAGCATGACCGCGAACTACAAAGCACCAGCAGCGAAACTCATATTGCCGGCTTCCGCTTCACGTGAAGAATGGCTCCTGCAACGCCGTAAAGGATTGGGTGGGACAGACTCCGCAACTCTCGCTGGTGTCAACAAGTTTTCCACTCCATACCACGTGTGGGTCGAGAAGCACGAAACAGAGCCACCCGTTGAGGAAGATAAAGACATCTTCTGGTATGGACATGTCATGGAACCGATCATCATTGACCGGTTTAAAGAAAAAACCGGCATTGACGTGCGTCGTGTCGGAACATACGTTTCCAAAGCTCACCCAGAACTGTATGTGAACCCGGATGGTTTCACATCAGATGGTGGAGTCCTGGAGATGAAAACCACCGAGTGGTTCACCGCTAACGGTGAAGTGTGGAACTCAGGTGAAATCCCTGAGCACCCTCTACTGCAAGTACAGAAAGCACTCGCAGTAACTGGTCGGTCGCACGGCTGGATTGTCGCTCTCGTTGGACGATCCGTGAAAATTCACGGCCCTATCGAACGTGATGAAGAGCAGATCACTGAAATCATCGCACGCGAAACTGCGTGGTGGCAGCGCCACATCGTGGAAGGCGTGGAACCTCCCATTGATTACGCGTCTGTCACTGCTGACGAATTGGATTTACGGTTCCCCACTGCCGACCCAGAGAAAACACTGCTCGTAGATGACTTGCCAATCCCTGAAATGGCGATTGATCAATACCTCGAGTGGGCGCTTGTCCGGGACGCTCGTTTGCAGTTAGAGAAAACTGAGAAGGAAGCATCCTTGAAAGTGAAAGCTCTACTTGGTACTGCCGAGCAGCTGATCATTCACGGTAAGCCTGCTGTGACGTGGAAGAACCAGAAGGGCCAATCTTACGTGGACGTTGATGCTCTAGTGGAGCGTCTAGCTGAACTCGAAAACCGTAGTGATTTTGAGGTTAAGCAAGAGTACACGCGCCAACGCGCTGACTTCCGATCACTGCGCATCCCCGCTGGGAAGAACGCTTTCGATTACGCAACCTATGGGTCAAAAGGGAAGGCAGCATAATGGCGCTCATAACTCGTAAACCAACCGGCGCAACACCATGGCCGATGATCCTCATTGCAGGTGTTGAGAAAGCAGGAAAGTCGTGGGCTTGTGCTGAAGCCTCCAGCTCCCCACTCGTGCATCGCACGATCTGGATTGGAATTGGTGAGGACGATCCTGACGAATACGCTCACATTCCTGGCTCTGATTTTGAGATAGCCCAACATGATGGGACATACCGGGGAATCCTGAATGTTCTCGAGCAGGCCGTTCAAGAACCTGGCGAAGGCGGGAAGCCTAACATGATCGTCGTGGATTCGATGACCCGTTTATGGGATCTCATGAAGAACGACATGGAAGAAATCTTTCTGAAGCGTTTGCGGAGAAGTAAGAAGCCAATCCCAGATGACTTGAAGTTGACGATGGATTTGTGGAATCTTGCTGGGCAACGCTGGGAACACATAATGGACACTTTGCGGTCGCATAATGGGCCGGTCCTGCTGACTTCTCGCCTGAACTACGTCACTTTGATGGACGAGAATGGTAAGCCGACGAAGCAGAAGGACTGGAAGGTCGATTCTCATAAATCACTGCCTTATGACGTGACTGGAATCGTGCAACTTAGGGAACGCGGTGATGTGTGGATCACGGGCCTTAAATCTGTTCGGTTCACTATCCCTGGGGTCCAACAGTATGCGGGGTTCAGTATCCAAGATTTGTGGGCGAAACTCGGTGTAGGTGAAGCCACAATGTCGAATCGTGAACACTCTGGTGCGAAGGCTGTCGGGGAAGAAACAACACCGGCGAAATCGCAGCCAGCACCTGACGGTGCACCAGATGACTGGTGGCATGTCATGCTCTCAGAAATCGGCTCTATCGAGCAATTGCGGGAGTTTTACAGTAAGACAGCATCGAATCCTTCAGTTGCTGGTATTCCAGCAGACTGGAAGACCCTGATCAATGATCGGTCAACTATGTTTCAGGTTGCCGCGTGAACTGGTTTGAGTTGAAGGGCGACCTGCCCAGTCCCTCGCAGGTCGCCCTCACTCTCATGTCAGTAAGCAGGGAACTCGATGACCTCACCAAGGAACTCAAAACCTTGGATGAGGACTTCGTGGAAAAGAAGATCGCATTCGAAGCAGCATTCGCACGCGCTTTTCTTACCGGATCCGGGTCTGTTGATGCTCGTAAGCAATCCGCAGTATTAGAAACCTCGGACATGAAGTTTCAGATGGAACTCGCCGAATCAAGGGTCCGTTCCACGAAGGCAGCGTTAGCGACATTACGTGATCGGATCGAGGTCGGTAGGTCTTTGGGCGCAGCAGTTCGTTCTGAGCTTGTAGCCACGTCAGGGTTGTCATGACAGGCCCGTCAAAAACGGTTCGCCGGTTTGTTTTGCATCGGGATAACGGTCAGTGCGTGCGCTGCGGGAAAACCGTGTACAACACGCATAGTGAGCAGCCAGTGCAGCAGTATTCATTGCAGCATCGGCGGGCACGGGGAATGGGTGGGTCGAAAGACCCACAAACGAACTCACCTGTAAACCTCATTCTTCTGTGTGGCACTGCGACGACAGGCTGCCACGGATATGTTGAATCCCACCGTGATGAAGCCAGATATTACGGCTGGGGTTTACGGCAATCTGATAACCCAGAAGAGCGCCCAGTTTTCCACATCGAATTAGGGTGGATTGAACTAACTGAAACTGGTTTCCATACGATATGGAACGACCAGGGAACCTGCATATTTTGAGCCGGTAACGGTTCAAACCATTTTCAAACCTAGTGGACCTCACACAAGTGTTGTGGGGTCCACTTTCTATTGGAGGCTTCCACGTGAAAATCCTTAAAGCACTGATCCTTGCCGCCATGATTATTTGCTTCGCGGCCATCAACACTTCAGCGTGGGCTGGTGGCTCAGATTCACCGACCCCGTACACGGTCACTGTTGAGGGTGTGCAGTTACCTGACGGAATGGTTTTCCCAGCAGATGGACATGTGAACTGGCGGACAACTGAAGGTTCGTTTGGGATGCATTTTGACCCAAATAATGACCAGCCGGGTGGACGGTTTATTGGCGAATCATTCTTCCCATTCAACCTTCAACCTGGTGAATGCATTGAGTGGGTGCAAGTCAGTTTGTTTAACGAGCATTTCGGTGAAGGCGGTCAGCCACCAATCTGCAAATCAGTACCAGAGCTGACAGAACCGTCAGGAGAACCCAGTGAACCTGAACCAGAAACTCCAAGAGTGGAAGTGGGTGTGGACGAACCAGAAACGGTTGAAACCCCAGTCTCGGAAACTCCTGCCAACGAAAACCCGCCTACCAGCATTCCAGAGAATCTACCGGAGGTGAACATTGGTAAACCCAGCAGCGTTGAAGCACCTGAAACAGCCGTGGTACCTGAGACCGAAACCGCCGTTAATCGTCCGGTTAGCGAACCTGCCCACACCGCCACAGTGCAGGTCCCACGTGAATCTGGTGTTTCACCGGAACTCGCAGAGACAGGGCTCAGTCCACGACAGTTCGTTGGTGTCGTGATCATCATTGTTTTTGGTGCAGCGTTTTTGCTCCTGTCTATTTATTCGCGGAGGCGTTGAATGCGTGTACTGAGAGCATGTAAACGCTGTGGTATTGAGCGTAAACATTTTTATGCGAAGGATTATTGCGGGGATTGTTCGTCCTCTGATAAAGCAATGATCGCGTTCATTGAAGGGGTCGAACCATGTTGACATTGACTGACGAAGAGCAATGGAAGCCTGTCAATGGGTTTGAAGGAGTCTATGAGGTAAGCACACTTGGACGTGTGCGCAGCCTAGCTCGGGTTGTGAAGCGTGGACGCGGGATGATGAATGTCTCTGAAAAGATCCTTACGCCAAATTGTACTCCAGGAAAATACGTTCACGTTGTCATGCAGCATGAAGGTAAACGCCGTGATGTTGACCTACACGTTCTCGTCGCAGAAACCTTCTTAGGTCCAAGACCTGAAAAACTGGAAGTCTGTCACAATAACGGCGATCCAAGAGACAATCGCCTCGAAAATCTGCGTTATGACACGTCACGCGAAAATAGTCTCGATACCGTGAAGCATGGTCGGAACCCGCAAAGACAGAGGACGCATTGTCCATCTGGTCACCCATTAGTTGTTCCTAATCTCGTTGAAGCTGAACTGCGTCGAGGTCACCGTAAGTGCAGAGCATGTAACACTGCTCGCGCTTATGTTTACCGAAATAAAATGATGGTAAAGCACTATCAGGAGATTTCAGATGCTACATTCGCAAGGATCACTGGGAAATTTCCAAAGCAGTTATCAGGTGCTCGATGAGTGCGTTATGGCAGCAGGACAGCCTACTGGACTTGCTCAATGATGATCAGCCTAAGCCTGTGCGGTTCACGTGTGAAGCATGCGGCGGGATCGAACCTACCAAGATGAAACACAACAATCATGGCCTGCCCCTCATGCATGAAGGGCGCTTGCACTGCCGAGAAATGAGCAACGTTTTAAGCCATGTTGGCGTGTACATGCACGACTTCATCAAAGACCGAGCCCGGACCGTTCACTGTTGCGCTTTCGTCCACAAACTCCCAGACCACAACAACCTCGACAAAGACGGATACACCATAATCGAACTCCCTTACGATACCGATTGGGAACGGATGCGTGAACAACGCTGGGAGCACGTCATGCACGCCTACCAGGTGGGTTTACAACGGTGGGCTAAACACGTGGACGCATACAACGTGAAAGTCATTGAACTGGCCATGAAATGCGGATTCAACACGCTTCTAACGAACGTTCTCGTCACCAAATCCGGGAGACCTTTCACACCGATAAAGCTTGCGTTCAAGGACGCTGGCCAGAATCTTATCGAGGCTCGCGCATGGTGGCAGGATCACCGCGGAATCCTCATCGATGGCCGCGTGGAATGCACATGCAGGCGTTCCTTTACCACCAACTTGTGGGGGTTCCATCAGGCCGGTTATCCCACACCTTTCAAGGAGTCCATATGACGAAACGTAAAACCGAATCTTACGTGTGGGATGGCCGCAGACTCACCGGAAGCATCGACAAATTCTTCGATGACGTGAAAGGCCCCACCATATCAACGGAAGCCGAACGCATCGCAGCATTGTCTTACCTAGAACGCACGGGAAACACGGATGTGCGGGAGGTCCTCGGATTATGAATGAAACATGGAGGGCTGACGCTGCGTGCGCGCAAATCGGTTATTGGTGGCATTTCCCAGATGGATGGGGCGAGAACCGTTTACGGCAGGAGAAGCAGGCTTTAAAAATCTGTGCATCATTTCCCGTCATCATGCAATGCCGTGAATACGCGATCAACACGAAGCAGCAATTCGGTGTGTGGGGAGGTTTAAGTGAAAACGAATTGTCCGACATGGTTAGCAGAAGTAAGCGCCGGCGAACCAGATGATGCTCATAGTGTTGATGATGCACGGGAAATCTGCCGTGCCTGCCCTGTTCTTGTTGCCTGCCGGAAATGGTGCCTTGCGCAGGATGTTGCAGGTTTCGCTGCTGGTTTAACACGTGAGCAACGCCTGAAATATCAAGCTGACAATGGGATCACTCCACCGGTGGTTACGGTGTTGGATGTTCTTCCAGCTCGCGATATTACACCTCGTGTTACCGATGAATTACCGGTTCTTGCGTCAGGGAAACTGCATTCCAGGGTTGTCGACCTTATTAAGCGTCTGACCTTAGAGGGTTTTGAGGCGCAAAACATTTCTGATCGGCTTTCTCACCCGCATGTCACTGCGGAAACAGTTGATTACGTGCGCCGGACTTACATGCAAGGTTATGCGCGTGTACAGCAGGGAGTTAAACAATGAAGTTGAGTGTGCAGTGCATACAACCTGACCCGGATAATCCGCGTGATGATTTGGGTGATATTCGGGAATTGGTTGAGGACATTCGAGAGAATGGGATCATCCAGCCTATTGTTGTTCGTCCCGGGTCTAAAGACCGGGTGCAAGGGAAATGCTCGGCCTGCGGTGAACTCGTTGACCGTATGCACACTGGCTTGCTGGTGGAGCATGAATTGTGCCCTGGTGGGTCTATGCCGGCTGGTGATGAATACATCATTTTGGCTGGGCACAGACGGTATGCGGCAGCGCGGGCAGCAGGTTTTCGTGAGGTTCCTGTTGTTGTGAATACGTCCACTAGGACACGGGCTGAGCGTCTTGCTTTCATGGTTCGCGAGAATGGGCATCGCCGTGATTTGACGGTTCTGGAGGAGTCACGAGCGTATGAGCAGTTGACGTTGGAAGGGTTGACGGTCTCCCGGATTGCAACGTTGACGAAACGGTCTCGGGATCGGATTAAACGGCATTTGCAGATCGCTAGCCTGCCGGATGCGTCGAAGGAGGCATTGGGGGAAATCACCCTTGAGGATGCGGAGGCTCTTCTTGGATTGACTGGTGACGCTCACGCTAGGGCTTTGGAGGCTATTGGCCAGCCTGATTTTAAGCAGCGCCTCATCGAGGAACGCATGTCTGGGGATGTGCAGGATGAGGATATTGCACGGGAGTTGAGACGTGAGTTTCTTCGACCGATTATGGCCGGTCAGGTAGTCGTCAAAGACTATCCGGTTGGCCTTGTTTTGGAAGTGTTGCAGAGTGTCCTTCCTGCTCGTGTGGTGAAGGGGTGGCTTGAGGTTTTGGGTCGCCCTGACGGGAGTGTGGATGGCATTTCGTTGGAGGCTGGGATCTTGGCTTTGATTGTTTCTCAGGACCGGGATGTGAAGCCTGTTTATAGGGTTTTGCAGGCTGCTGGGTATTGGTTGAGTCCTGTGGAAGCGACTTTGCTGGAGGCTGTGTAATGGCCTGGTTCAAAGTTGATGACATGTTGGCTTTCCACACGAAGACACTCATGGCTGGGAATGAGGCTATGGGTTTGTGGGTGCGGGCGGCTTCGTGGTCGTGTGCACACCTCACGGATGGGTTTATTCCGCAGGCCGTTTCCGACTCTATGGCAAATCGTGAGTTTGCCATGCGTTTGCTAATGGCAAATTTGTGGGAGGAAGTTGATGGTGGTTTTCAGTTTCACGACTGGTCAGATTTTCAACCGAGCGGTCACGATGAAGCTGAGAGGCGCGAAAACCTTCGTAAAGCGCGTAGTTCTGCGGGAAAGAGGGGAGCGGCCAAAAGATGGGGCGATGGCAAAACCACTGATTTGCCATACCAAAGTAATGGCAAACCTATGGCAAGTGGTATGGCAAGCGCATGGCAAAGTAATAGCCCCGAACCCGAACCCGAACCCATTACTACTACTAACGTAGTAGTAAACGTGCCATCCGAGCAGCCAACGAAAACCGCGGTCCTCGAAGCCGAGTTCGCGAATAAGTTCTGGCCGGCATACCCACGGAAAGTCAACAAGGCCAACGCACTCAAAGCGTTCATCAAGGCTAGAAAAACAACGGACCTCACGACGATCCTTGATGGACTTTCGAAGTATGCGAACTCCCAGCTGGACCCGAACTACATCGCTCACCCGTCAACGTGGTTGAACGGGAAACGGTGGGAGGACGAGGTGACGCAGGGTGTTATTACCTCGAGTCGGATGGTTAACGCTAGATCGACCTACGACACCATTGAGGGCATGGATTTCCCGGAGTTCGAGTCATGACGAAAACCGAATTCCAGCGCTTCATGGCTGAGTTAGATCTGCTCGTGAGCCTCCGTGAACCGAGAACACCCGTGGAGATCGGGTTATGGGCGCGCCTGCTGTCGCCCCATGGGTTCGATGACGCTTGCGCAGCGCGTGACGAGTGCTTCGCGGAAGGGGTTCGCTTTCCCACACCTGGGGACATCCTGAAGCGAATCAAAAACATTCGTGCGTACAGGCTCGCTGTCCACGGGCCGGTGCTTCCGAGCGTTGACCCTGATGATGTTTCCGCTTACCAGGCGGAGAGGCGCGGGCTTGTCCGTGAGATTGCCGGGAGTCCGGTGGTGAGGGGAAATCATGTCGGTGGTCGTGTACTCGAAGCCTGATTGTGTGCAGTGTGATCGAACGAAAAAGATTCTGGTCAGGCAAAACACACCGTTTGTTGAGCGTGAGATTACGCCGGAGTTGGCTGCCGAGTTCAAGGCTGAGGGTCTTTTGTCGGCTCCGGTTGTTGATGCTCCGGGTGTTGGCCGATGGTCTGGATTGCGTCTAGACCGTTTACAGGCCCTAAAAAATCTTGGATGACCGATCACACCATCTAGATGGTTAACGTCAGCCTACGGGCCGGGAACGAGTCGATTTGACGGTGTCCCGGCCCAACGCGTGGCTGGCAGGTACGAAAACAACGAGAAGAGAGGACCACAGCATGGCTGACATCAAAGACCTGATCGACAGGTCAAGCAGGCAAGCCGCTGAAGCAGGCTTCCACGACGAATTCATTTACGACACAACAGTGTTTGCTTCGAAACTCGCGTTAATTCACTCGGAAGTTTCCGAAGCGTTAGAGGAAGCGCGTTCGAAGAAATCACTGACGGAGAACTGGCAGTCATTCCCTGAAAAACCTGAGGGTGTTCCAGCTGAACTCGCGGACATCGTTATCCGTGTTTTCGATCTGGCTGGTTGGATGGAAATTGATTTGGAGGCCGCGATCATTGAGAAACTCGATTACAACGCGACCCGATCCTATAAGCACGGGAAGGCGTTCTGATGGATTACACAAATTCCGTTCAGGTTGCTGCTCGTGGATTCTGGGAAGGCCGTTCAGATACTGGATGGGAGTCCCTTACACCGATTGTGCAGCACAGTGTTATGGAGCATGTTCTGCCAGTTGTTGAAGCATTGGGTGAGGCTGGACTGTTGAAGGAGGGAAAATGAGCGAGAGAACACTGTTCGAAATAGTCGATGAGGTTTTGGATAGCAGGCATGATTTTGTTTCGCTAGGAAATGAGGCTGAGCGTAAGAGGCTTGCATCGATGATCGCTGACGCAGTGTCGATGGAAATCGTTCAGCGTAGGAAACCAGACGATGGTCGTTTCGAAGAAATGATTGACATGAACAATCGCCTCAACGTTGAATGCGGGCGTAACCGCGAACATTTGAAAGCACTGCACTACCTCGTGCCTGAAACACACGAGTACATTAGCGAATTCGGGACCATCGACCACGACAAAATCACAGGAGATAAAGCAGCGCTTGCAGTGTACGCGCAAGCGAAACGTGGGCAAGAACTTGCTCAACGAAACCGGAAAACACTCTTGAAGGAGAGTCACCTTGGCTAACGAAACGATCATCACTGTCATCGGATATTTGACTGGCGACCCGGAACTACGGTTCACGCAAACGGGTAAAGCTGTAGCGTCCATGACGATCGCGTCAACGCAGCGCATGTTCGACCGGCAGGCGAATGAGTGGAAGGACGGTGACACGCTGTTCATGCGGTCGAGCTTATGGGGTGAAGCGGCTGAGAATGCAGCGAATTCCCTGGTGAAGGGTTCCCGCGTGATAGCGCAGGGGCGGCTTATTCAACGTTCGTATGAGACACGGGATGGGGAGAAGCGCTCCAGTATTGAATTGCAGATTGACGAGATTGGTGCGTCACTTAGGAACGCGACCGTGCAGGTGCAGAAGAACCAAAAACCGCAAGGACAGCAGGCTGGCGGCTTTGGCCGGCAGAGCACGAACCGGCCTCCAGCGGATGACCCGTGGTCTGCTAATCCTCCACAGAATGATCCGGGGGAGCCTCCGTTTTAATATCCTGCCAGTGATCATGTTTCATGATCACGCTTGAATTCACTACCAAGGAAATAGTTTCCGCAAACGGACGCTACCACCCGATAGTGAAGAACAATTTGATGAAGGCCCTGCGCTCTAAAGCATGTTTAGCGGCGCAGGGCCTTCCCATGTTTAAAGGCCATGTGTGGGTGCGGGTGTTTATTGAATGGCCGCAAGCATCCCGGAAGCGTGATGCACAAAATCTTCAGCCAACGTTTAAAGCATGTGTGGATGGGTTCACTGATGCTGGGTTGTGGCCGGATGATGATGATGAGCATGTGACGGGTCCGCATGGTTATGCGACGACCAAGAAGGCTGGGCCTAAGTTGGTTCGCTTGCATTTTGTTTTCACTGAATACCCGTCACGCGGTGATGTTCCTGGAGCACCAAAAATTGAATAGAGAGGACACGTTTTGGCGAGACTCACAAAAGCGGAAGCGAAAGCCCACGCTGAAGCTGAACTACTCCTGAAGAAACCTCGCTGGGATGACGACGACCGCTTGTTCTTTACCCAGAATTGGCAAGAGTCAGCGAACCACGTTAACAGCGCAGCAGGAGCGTTCTTCACGCCATTAGATCTGGCAGTTGACTTTGCCATGGAAGTTGGTGGTGGAGCACTCGTTGATTTGTGCGCTGGCATTGGAACTCTCACGTATGCGGTGACATACCGGCAAAGGTACAGTCAGTACGCGAAAGCAACTTATCTTGTATGCATTGAATTGAATCCAGCGTATGTGGAAATCGGGAAGCTGATGGTCCCGGATGCTCAGTGGATTTGCGGGAACGTTTTTGAGGAACTCCCGAAACTGCGTAGCAGGTTCTCTACCGCGATTTCTAACCCGCCATTCGGGAACATTAAAGCCGCTGGTGGTTCGCCTCGTTACACGGGATCGAAATTTGAGTACAAGGTTATTGATCTTGCTGCTGATTTCGCTGATGCTGGAGCGTTCATTGTTCCAGCGATGAGTGCACCATTCAAGTATTCAGGGAGGCCGTTCTTTGATCAGAGTGAGCAGTTGCCTGAGTATCAGAAGTTCGTTAAGCAGACCGGCATTGAATTGTGTTCGGGTATCGGCATTGATACGACATTGTATTCGCAGTGGCATGGGGTGAATCCCTCTACGGAGGTTGTGGTCACTGATTTTAGTGAACGCGTGAATCCTGGTTTACAGCCTGTGTCTGTTTGCGCTCCCGCTCAAATAATCGATGTACCGGGAGATGAACCGGACTTGGATACCTTGTTTTAGAGGAATTGTCGTGAAAAGAATCTATATTGCAGGCCCCATGAGTGGCCTACCAGAGTCAAACTATCCCTTGTTTCACAGGACTGCTAAGCAATTGCGGGCTGCTGGGTTCCATGTTGAAAACCCAGCGGAAACGGTTCTACCGATCACGTCCACGTGGAATGCGTTCATGCGTGAGTCGATACCGCGTTTGGTGTCGTGTGACCTCGTTGTAATGCTTCCCGGTTGGCGTGACTCGAAGGGCGCTTACCTTGAAGTGACGTTAGCGCAGGCCCTCGATATTTCGGTGGTGCCTGTTGACGAATTGTTGGGTGCAGTATGACGACCCTAAAAACCCTGATTGGTGCAGATTTCCCACCCGTCACACTAGCCTCACCAAAACCCACATGCGGGAACGGGCACCCGTGGACGCGTGAAACCACTCGCTGGCGGCTCCGAGACAGGTCTTATCGGGCTGACGGTAAGGGCGGCACTGAACCTCACTGGGAGCGGGACTGCCTCGTCTGCAAAGCAAACGCGAAAGGCCGTGAAGGGTCTGGGCTACGTACTCGTTCTTGGATTCCAGGAGGCACGAAGTGACGGAAAGGCCACTGGTAAAGCTGTCTGGACCGTGGAAGAACAGGGAAGCTGACAAGATCCTTAAAGCGTGGGGCATTGAACTAGACCGTGACACGCTATCGATGATTCCGCACCTCGCTAATGGTGGATGGTGTAGGCACGTTTACCCAGCGTTCAGTGAAGTGATGGTGTATGCGGAGAAGGCTGCTAAGCACACTGACGCTGCCCTCTACTTGCATCTGTTATGTGAGGGTGCTTTAGCGTCTGAATATAGTCTCACTGAATGCGCTTTGCTTATTCGTGAGTGCATGGCTTTGGATCCTCTACGGGATTTAGCGCCTCAAAACTGGTCTAGCGAGTGGGCGCAGTTGCTTATCACGTTCGTTAACGTGTGGCAGGCGCGCAAGGAAGAACCGTTCCCAGTGTATGAGGCGTTGGGTGATTCGTTGTTTTTGTTTCATTTCTTGCAGCAGATGAAGGCGTTGCTTGGTGAGGCTCAATTGGTGCAGATGGAACGAGATATCGCGTTAAAACGTGAGCCACTTCAAGCGGCAAGAAGAAGCATGCCATGAGCGTGCATTTGACGGGCGATGATGCGCCCCATGCGCTCAACCAGTTAGCCAGGGAACAACTCATCACGAAACTACTCGCAGACATCAACATGGACCTCACCATTTGCGAACTCGAAGGCTGGGATAAGACCGAATACCTCGAACGCCTGCATGACGAGATAGCACATTTTCACCCATGCGAAAGGAGGAAGAAATGAGAGCCTCATGCCCACCAGACCACAAGCACGAAAAAGCAACAACATGCTATATCACGCATAAATGCGGTTGTGACCCATGCCGTGAAGGAATGCGGGACCGGGCGCGTCTAAGAAGAAAACAAATCGCTTACGGACGTTATGACAGTGGACTCGTGGACGTGCAGCCAGTACGTGAACACATCCACATGCTGCAAGCCTACGGGATCGGCTGGAAGCGGATAGCAGAACTATCTGGTGTCGGATACACGGCAGTGGAAACGATCTTGTATGGGCAGCATGACCGGGACGGGGAACCGCGTAAACGTATTAGGCGGGATAAAGCAGAGAAAATTCTTGCTGTCCAGCCAACGCAAGAGAATCTCCGTTCAGGTGCGTTAGTCCCGGCGTATGGTGCGCAACGTCGTATTCAAGCTTTGGGTTGGAATGGGTGGCCTATGGCGTGGATTGCTGAAGAGTTGGGGATTCAGCGATCTAATTTTCAGGCTGTGTTGAAGCGTACTGAAATTCATGTGAAAACGCATGAAGCGGTGTGTGAGGTGTTTGAGCGTTTGTGGAATCAGGCTCCTGTTGCGGTTACTGCGGCTGAGCGTACTGCTGTGAATCGTGCAAGGAATATTGCGCGTCGTAATGGGTGGAGGCCTGCTTTGTCGTGGGATGACATTGATAACCGTAGGGAGCGTCCTAAAGGGATTGTTGAGGGAGGAGGTGTGAATTGTGATTCGTCTTGTTGAGACGGCGACTGGTGCGCAAATCCTCCCGCCAGCAGTCAATGAGCGTGCCACGATCACCGCATGGTTGGGGCACCTGATTTGTGATGCAGACCAGCGTCGTTATCCAGAATATGCCGAGATCGCATCCCGGCTCACCATTGAAAGGACACCAGAATGACCCACATATCCGGATGGGCTTTTGCCTCACCAGAAACCCGCATCGAGTACCGGGATGACTTTCTCGAAGCGCTAAAAATCCTAGAAGTTAAACCACCAAAAGTCATGGAGGACGGAGGCCTCAACTACGGCCCCTGCCTCGTTGGAATCAGCAAGCACCGAACCAGGATAGGCGACGGATACGGACGGACAACCTATCGACTATCTGAGGAATGTAAACAACTCACAGCCAGGCAAAGACTACTCATTGCAGACTGCGGGAACGCCTGCTTTGGGGGAACTGTAGAAGGCCTCATCGTGAACGTCTACACCGACTGACAGGAAACACCAAATGACCATGCAACTCATGTTCGGTGAAATGAATGCTGACGATATTGGCCAAGACATTGCTCTACGTGTGATTGACCATGTACGTGGAAAATACCAAGCCGATCTGGATGCACTGGCAGCAACGATAAAGCATGGCGGCACAATCCCTGAGATGAGAGCAGCCGTGCGAGCGTATGACGTGCTCGCTGGTGTACTCCGCGAACTCAAAACAGCAACAGAAATGATCATCCACCAGGAGGAACGCAATGAATGATGATTGCCCAGCGTGCAGCCTCGAACGAATCCTGCATGACCGCCCGTACTGCTACCTGTGTGCTCTCGCACGCATCGAAGAATTGGAGAAGAAATGAGCGACCACACGCCTACTACAAGGGAAGTGCGCAAGGGATACGCGGAAGACCCCGTGGCTGAATATTACGACCCAATAACAAACCACACGGCGGAAGGAGAGCGAGCATTCGACCGCTGGTATGCCGAGGAAATCCGTAAAGCCAAAGCCCAAGCATGGGATGAGGCGGTGGCAGCCATGAAGTACACCGACGGCACGCCAGTGGAGATCGCGAAAAACATCAACCCCTACACGGAGGAATCATGAGCACTGAACGCGAAGAACTAGCACGCATTATCGACCCGAACGCGCTGGAACTCGACGCACGACCATTCCCACTGAATGTAGCCGACGAGATTCTCGCGGCTGGCTGGCGGCGTATCCCGTCAGACCGAATAACTGAAAAATCAGTACGGCACGTTAAATGGCTCACAACTGAGAACAACAACTTGCGCCAGTCACGCAACGAGTTACGCCGTCAAAATATAAAACTGCGGCAAGCCTTCTCAAGGATTCGAGAGATTCTTAAGCGTGACGCGGCGGACGATGAACGCGCCGGTGAGTACATCGACCCGATATTGCGCCGTCTGCAAATCGCTAATCGGACGATTAACCGTATCGAATCAGTAATAGAAGAATCAGAACCCTGCGCAAAACACCATTCAAACGCTATCGAGGTGACTGATGGCATGGTGACCACTGCGGCACGGGCGCTATACGAAGGCAGGGTTGCCTTGATCGAGAGTCCAGCCGAGCGCGCCAGTTGGCCTTCATGGGAGGGACTGGATAAGGAGGATGCTGACGAGTGGTGTGACGCTGCACGCGCCGCACTCGAAGCCGCACTCAAGGAGGTGAAGGAATGAGTGCCCCTATCCGTGTGCAACGCCGCCGCGCCAAGGGCTGGCGCATGCCCGACAACACCGTGTATGTAGGACGCGGATCGAAATGGGGAAACCCGTGGCGTATCAAGGACGGCATGAGCGCCAAAGGCTGCGTCTGGCGATACCGCGATGCACTGAACGGGCTACTCCCCTTTGCCAAGGTCCCCAGCATTACAGAAGCCCGCACCGAACTAGCAGGTAAGAACCTCGCGTGTTGGTGCCCACTCGACCAGCCTTGCCACGCAGATGTCCTACTCGAACTAGCCAACAAGGAACAACCATGAACCCAATGACGTACCGCAAGAAACCAGTCGAGATCGAGGCGATCGTTTTCGCGTCGCCGTGGAAGGTTGTACAGGAGTTTGCTCCTGAGATTCAACTCATCAAGCAGTCAGGAGGGCGCGGGATCGCGTTCGGAATCATCCCCACGCCTGAAGGCAACATTCGCGCTAACATCGGGGACATGCTCATCCGCGGCGTGGAGGGCGCACTCTACCCATGTAAGCCTGACGTGTTCGAGCAAATGTATGAGGAGGTAACTGAATGACCATCCCCGAAGCCGCTATCGAAGCGGCCACGCGAGCGCTATCCGTACACTGGCGCGACATGCACACCAACGAAGCGCTAGGTCACCAACGTATGCTGGCAACCTTTGCCCTCGAAGCAGCACTGCCTGCCATTCGTGAGCAGATCGCCAAAGAGATCGAAGAACACATCCGTGAACCTGAGAACACGCCCATTAATGGGTGGCAGAGTGCAGTGGAGGCAGCCACGGCTCTTACATTCCGGCAAGGCTTGAAATCCGCAGCCAAGATCGCACGAGGAGAATCATGAGAAGTTTCCTAGTCTTTCTCAAATACGCATGGCACACCGTCTTCCACAACGTCCGCCACCGCGCCAATGAAGCCGGAACATACCACGTATTCGACTGCGACTGCGGGAAAGGCTTCATCGCCGAAAACAGAGAGAAAAAACCATGAAGGGGCGTTTCCACACGGTCGTCGTTGATGGAGCAATGATGGTAATCACCAAGCCGGAGACCAGGAACCCGATCCATACCAGCGCATGGGACTGTTTACTTGCATGGTATGAGAGCAACGGCCTCGACCTAGACCTCATCGTCGATGAAGGGGTGACGAGGATCGTACATGGGGAACTTAAAGTGATTTCCCTAGAAAGGCTTCCCGTGGGGACATTCGTTGGCATTGACATCCAGTCAGGTGAACTCGCCAAGTATCACTACTGGGTTCGCGTGAACCCACTACCTGAAGCCGTTTTCGCATGACCACACCACGCGATGAACTCGCCGAACTCATCCACGTATGGACATGCGGTTGCGGGGTTACACATACACATGACTACTACACCGCCGACGCGATCATCGCTGCCGGATGGACACCACCCCCACCCGAAACCACTGATCCAACAACCATCAACTGACCCCACTGAGGGTCATTTTTATGCCCGCCGGCGTCATGTCGGCGGGCATAGGAAGGAAACCATGGGACGCTACTGGACACCCGCCGTGAAAAGCATCCACAGAAGTATCACGACACGACGGCCCGAACCAGGAATGCTCATCGCAATAGACCGGAAACCCTGGATCGTTGTAGGAACTCGAGACGTTGACGAAAACTCGTTTGAGCTCATCGTCCACAAACCCGGTCAACTACACCCACACTATGGGACCACCGTTCCCGCCTACTACATGGGTTGGGACCTCCTGCCAGAGCATTACGCGATCTGCGTGTCCTGTGGTGAACTCGCGCCCTGCCGGGAATATGAAGCCGAAGAATATGCGCTCCGGGAAACCCAAAAAATGGAAGAACTCCTCTCCATCCCCGAAGGCGCGTGCATGGCCTGCAACGAACCCATCACTGCACGCCAAAACAAGATCACGTTCGACGGGCCAAACCTCAAGAACCCTCTGGCACCACCAAACCCCACATTCCATACTCGCCTTCGATGCATGCGCGATGCTGCATCCTACGAAGAGCTATGGGTAAAAGCAGACCCGCGAAACACTCGTAGTCTCCTCACCTTGAAATGCGACGGAACAGTCATTGTCCACGCGGACGGAACCGGGGAATGTATCGGTGCTGAACACTCCGATTGCCCCAGCATTTACGCCCACCATCGGGGAAGGGGGGCTTGCTACATGCACTACCACGGATGCCCCAAAGGATGCCAACGCCACAATCACCCGGGGATTAGCCTCCGCGGATACCCCACGAACCCACGGAATTTCTGAAAGGAAAACCCAATGGATGAATGGCATGTCATGCCCGTCAACGACCAGGTAGACCACTCTGATGATGACGAATGCGTATGCGGGCCAACCCCAGAATTCCTATCCGGCGGTGTCATCTACAAACACCACAGCCTAGACGGACGAGAAGCCAATGAGTGACCTCCACAACCCACAAGCAGAAGCCGGCGTAATATGCGCAGCCCTACACACCCCAAACGTCCTCAACCAGTTAATCCGCACACTCACACCCGATGACTTCTACGTCCCAGCACACGAAGCAATATGGGAAACCGCCAGAAACATGCTCACCCAAGGGCAACTCGTAGACCCCATCACCATCGTCTCAGGGCTAGCGAAATACGGTTTACAACGCTTCCAACCCACACTCATCGACATAGTTTCACTCGGAACCATCGGGGTACAAGCAGCAGCCTACGCCGAAGAAATCAGAGACCTCGCAGTACGCAGGCGGCTCACCCTCACCGGAACGCGAATTCAACAAATCGCGGCAATGCCCGAAGAAACACCAAAAAACATTGCCACCCTAGCAATGACCGAGCTAGAAGCCGCCTACCGTCCAATAGAACACCAAAAAACTCATGTCTCCGACCAATTAGACGACTTCCTAGACGACCTCGAAAACACCAGTGACGGGCAAGGAATCCACTGGCCCTACACGGACGCACACAGGGTCCTACGCCCAATGGAAGCAGGCCAATTCATTATCATGGCTGGCCGCCCAGCAATGGGTAAATCCGTTGCCCTAGCAGACATCGCACGATCAGCCGCTATCCGAGACCAACACACAACAGTCGTGTTCTCACTCGAAATGAGCGCAAATGAATACCTCAGACGCATCATTTCCGCTGAAGCACGCATACCACTTACACAGTTGCAAGAGAAAAACTTAGGAGCCAACGAATGGCAACGCATAGCAGAAGCTCAAACCCGGATCCGCAACGCGCCCCTGCACATCATTGACGACCCAGAATGCACAATCGCTGACATTCGCTCCACCATCAAAGATTTGAAAGCCGACATCGCGTGCATTGATTACCTACAGTTAGGGACATTCAACCCGAAGGTTTCACGCCGTGAAGGACTCGAAGAATTCTCACGCGGACTAAAAATCCTGGCTAAAAAACTCGGCATACCCATTGCCGCTGCAGCACAGTTAAACCGTGGAGCAGCAGACCAAAAACGCCCCCGCATCTCCGACCTACGTGAATCCGGTGCACTCGAGCAAGACGCAGACGTGATCTGTCTCCTACACCGCGAAGATTATGAAGAACCCGAACACCCTCGCGCAGGAGAGGTAGACATCATCGTAGGTAAACACAGAAACGGTCCCACAGGCACTGTTACCCTTGCACATCAATTCCATTACTCAAGGTTCAAAGACCTTGCCAGATAAGAAAGCACGCTCATGCAATTCACACTTGAACCCCAACACTTCGACCAACTCTTGTGGGTAGCCAAAACCGCTCCCATCCGCCCACCTTCACCAATCCTGTCAGGCGTGCGCATCAGCAGCCTCAACGGTGAATTGACAGCGGAAACATACGATTACACGACACACGTCAAAGCCAGTGTGGAAGCCACCGTCATTGACGGGGAAACGATCTTGGTTCCCGGTAAACTCCTAGCCGAAATCGTGGCGGCTTTACCGAAGAAAACCGCGCAATTCAGCGTGAAAAATGGTAAACTGGAAGTACAGTGTGGGGCCTCAAAATTCCGGTTAAACACCATGGAATCAAGTGAATACCCAACACCACCAACCGTAGGGGATTACCTCGGAAACGTTCACGCTGACGTACTATTCCCAGTACTCTCGCGTGCGTTAACCGCTACGTCACGAGATGACGCACTTCCACTGCTGACGGCCATCCAATTAACCGCTAGCAACGGTGCCCTCGAGGCAATCTCAACGGACCGTTACCGCCTCACTGCTTCAACACTCCCATGGGACGGGAAAGACTTCGAACTCCTAGTCCCTGGGAAGGCGGTACACGAAGCCACACGCGCACTCACAGGCGAAATCACCTTACACGCGAACGACCGCATCATCACGTTCAGCACCCCACTAAGAACTATCACCGTCACAATCACCGCAGGTGACTACCCACCAGCGAAACGCCTCATCCCAGAATCCTGCCCAACCACAGCAGTAGTGAACGGCAAAGAACTACAAGACGCAGTGAAACGCATAAGCATCGTCGCCGAACGAGGAACCGCTATCACCCTCAACTTCACTGAAACCACAGTAGAAGTCACAGCCGGAAACACCACAGACGCACACGCCACCGAAACCCTCCCACTCACCCAACCCCTACAAGGGGACCCCATAAAAACATCCTTCAACCCAGCATTCCTCCTAGACGGCCTCGACACCCAACCCAGCCAAGACACACGCCTAGGCTTCACCCACCCCAACAAACCCGTCACATTCACACCCAACACACCACACTGCCAATACACATACCTCCTCGTCCCCGTCAGGACCCTCACATGAACACACGCATCACACTCCCCACCGGAATCATCCAAGCAATCACAGAACTCGCCGGCATCCCATACACCGAAGTGAAAAGCCTCTACATCGAACCGCAACTCGGGTCCATCACCATCCGCACCACAAACAACAAACGCCACTACATCAACATCCAATAACCCCACAGCCCACACACCGTGGGCACCCGCTCTTGTAGCCCAACGGGTAGAGGCACCCGGCTTAAACCCGGTCCAGTACGCGTTCGAATCGCGTCAAGAGCACGGGCTAACCGGACACCCCCGGACGGTGTAGACCAGTTAGCGGCCCCACGGGGTCACGCCTGATTAGCTCAACCGGTAGAGCATCCGACTTTTAATCGGAGGGTCACAAGTTCAAACCTTGTATCAGGCACAACCTCACGGAACCCCAAGAAACACCAAACAAAAGAAAGCAACCTCATGGAACGGCAATGCACAGCAAAATCAAAACAATCAGGTGAACGCTGCCGAAAATACGCCATGCACGGCACCACCGTTTGCGCCACACACGGTGGTAAGGCCTCGCAGGTGATGAAGGCTGCTAAGCGTCGATTGTCTGAGGCTAAAGCAGAAGATGAGATGCGGACTCTTGGTGCTCGTCGGGACATTATGCCTGGGGAAGCATTGTTGGAGGAGGTGCAGTGGACTGCCGGTCATGTTGCGTGGTTGCGTGAGCGTGTGCAGGAGGTGGATCAGCAGGCTCTTGTTTTTGGTCGGACTAAGACTGTTGAGGATGATGCTGGTCTTGTTGTGACGATGGAAGCTAAAGCGTCTGTTTGGTACACGTTGTATGAGCGTGAGCGGCAGCATTTGATTACGGCTACGTCTGCGGCGTTGAAGGCTGGTGTGGAGGAACGTCGGGTGCGTTTGGCTGAGGCGCAGGGCGCGCAGGTTGCTGCAGTGATTCAACGGGTGTTGGATGCGTTGGAGTTGACTGCTGCGCAAAGGAAGATGGTCCCTACGATTGTTCCTGCAGCGTTGCGGGCTATTACGGCTTAATACACTGTGCGTGATGGTTGAGGGTATGAGTGAGGATTATGCGTGGGTTGAAGCTGCTGCACGCATGTTTGAACCTCAACCCCCACGCTGGGTGACTCCTGGGCGGCTTGCTGTGGAGTTGGATCCGACGATACGGCAAACTCCAGCACTTGATTTGATTGATGCTGCGTTGGTGGAAGCGTTTAATACACCTAATTCACGGCTGATTATTTCGATGCCACCGCAGGAAGGGAAAAGCCAACGCGCTTCACGCATGTTCCCGTTGTGGGCGTTAACGCAGGACCCGTCGAAACGTATTGTGATTGCGTCGTTTGAGGCTAATGCAGCTCGCAGGCTTGGCCGTGCAGTGCGTGATGATGTCACCGTGAACTCTGACCTGCTGGGGTTATCGGTGCGTAATGATTTGTCTGGTCAGATCGAGTGGGAACTTGCTAACCATGGGGGAGGGACCTACTCGGTCGGTGTGGGTGGTGCACTCACTGGCCGGCCATGTGATTTGATGATCATTGATGACCCTGTGAAGGACGCGGAAGCCGCTGATTCGGAAGGTATCCGGGACAAGATTTGGGAATGGTGGGAAACCGTTGCTCAAACCCGACTCGCGCCAGGTGCCCCCGTTATCCTCATCATGACGCGTTGGCATGAGGATGATCTTGCTGGACGTTTAATAGCGTCAGCGCCGGACAGGTGGAAAGTCTTATCAATTCCAGCGCAGTGCGAGGACCCGGAACATGATCCACTCGGTCGTGAGGTGGGGGAGTTCATGGAGTCCGCACGCGGGCGCTCTCAAGCTGAATGGCAGGACCGTAAAGATTCTACGAGTACGCGTAACTGGTCGGCGTTGTATCAGCAGAATCCAACCCCAGCGGAGGGTGCTGTGTGGAAAGCACCGTGGATTGAGCAGGCACGAGGTAAAGCCGGTGACTTTTACACGTACCGTGCCCGTTGCATTGTTTCAGTGGATCCTGCAGCCACGTCTAAAAAGAAGTCAGACTACACGGGTATCGTTGTTGCTGGCTTGGATAGGCGCGGGCATGGTTGGGTGCTTGATGATCGCACGATGAAGGGAACTCCCTCGCAGTGGGCTGGCGCAGTGTGGCAGGCGATTTGTGATTGGAAAGCCGATGAAGTCCTGATTGAGGATAATCAGGGTGGGGAAATGGTTGTTGAAGTGTTGGCGACCGCGTGGAAAGACCATTTGAAATCTTGTCATAAATCGCATGCTCTCCCACCACCGGTTTCTCGTGTGCATGCGACTCAGTCGAAGCGTGTACGTGCTGAATCTGTGGCCGTGTTCTGGGAGAAAGGCCGTGTCCATCATGCAGCGGATGGGACTGACCGGCTGAAGAAGTTGGAGCATCAAATGTTGTCGTGGACGGGTGAAGGTGATTCACCTGACCGTATGGATGCGATGGTGCATGCGTTGACGCGGTTGTTTAGGGCGAGTCATTCCACGGGTGGGATGCAGGCTGCTATGTCTCGTGAGAATAGGTGGGCTGGGTTGAATCGTGGTGCACGCTGGGGTGGTTTACGCCGCTAAAAAGTAGGCTCACACTCCCCACCGGAATGTGAACCTACTCGCACGCCCCCACGCACCATTAAGGCATGAGCCGAACCCACCGCCACACCTACCTAGGCAAACCAGCACGCGAAGGCGAATACTGCCGCAAATGCCCTGACCCCGACTGCAACATATGCGGTCAAGGGAAAGCGAAACGCGGACACCGCCGACGCGAACGCCACCGCAAAACCGCTGCAATCCTCGAACAACACGAACCATGGCTCATCGAAGTGGAACAAGACCCCACCGCAATTAACGCGATCTTCGAAGCACACGGAATAACAGAAATCCCTGAATACACTCCAGGACAATGGGTTGGAGTTGACCTTGAAACCATGCAACCCATCATCCTTGACACCACACGCTCATGGGACCAGATCACACACCCACGCACACCATTAACCGACTAAGAAGGGTGCGTAATCGTGGCTGAAATTTTGGATTTGTATACGCCGTTAAATAAACTCACGGTGATGGGTGACGGTCGGAATCGATTCACCCGATCATGGGTTCCACTCGTTGACCGCAGGCGTTTGCAAGCTTACGAAGTGTTCCACCGGTTCGCACAAAATAATGCTGCGAGTATCCGACCTAACGCCGTGAATATGCGTGAGTATGGTGACGCTCACCTCCTCACGCAAACAACACGGGACCTCGTCCTTGGGGATACGCAAACCATCCGCTGCGACGATGATGCTGCGTTGCGGTGGTTTGAGGAATGGCGTGTGAAGGAACGCCTTGACCTGAAACTGTTGACGCTCGAGCAGGACACTGTCACGTTAGGTGATGGGGTCGCGGCAGTAGGGTGGAATACCGAAAAGAATCGTCCCGTCCTACGCATCCACAATCCTGGATTCTATTTCCCGTTCATTACAGATCACGGTGAAGAATTCCCCAGACAAGTGATTATCGCGTGGGAAAGCGAAAACCCGTCAGGGGAAACTATTGTCACTCGACACAGGTGGACCCTCCGCGAAGTAGACTCCAGGGCACTGCCATACGGTGGCACCACGACCGTCTCATGCTTTTACGCTGTCCATGACATTCCGTTGAAGGACATGATCATTGGCACTGACATTTACCACGACCGCATGTCACGCACGCAGTCAAGCCGCCTCACTGACGTGGACGGTAACACTGTCGAGGAAGTTGACATGGGAATCGATTTTATCCCTGTCGTGCATTTACCGAACACTCCATCCACTGAGGAAGTTTTCGGTGAATCAACACTCATGCACACCCTTGAAGCGCTCTCTGACCTGCATGATTCGGATAGTGATTTGGCGTTGGGTGCGCAGCAGGCGATCCCCGCTTTAGCGACTACAGACGAGGTGGGGGACCTTGAAGGCGGTCCCGGTGCAGTGTGGGGTGGGAAAGCCGGTGCAGCGTATGTGGATACGTCGAAGATCCTCGTCGCGTTGCAATCACAAGTGGATCGCTTGCGGGACCGGATTGCCGAGACCACACGAGTGTCGAAGGTCCTTTTAGGTCAAGTGCAAGCTAACGAGGTGCCATCCGGGTATGCGTTAGAGCTGGGTTTCCACCCGTCGAGGAACCTCATTCAAGAGATGCGGACCGTCAGGGACGATAAATACCCTTTGATTTTGAAGTTCGCTTACCGTATCGCGCAAGCCGCTGGGATCCTCCCGGCAGGCCCTACACCGTATGCGTGGATTGAATTGGGTGCAGCATTACCGGCAGATAAACCCACGGCAATTAATCACGTGAAGGACATGCGTGCAGCGAATAGCATGTCCACGCTCACTGCTGTTAAGACTTTGCAGGCTGCTGGTTTCCCTATTGAGGATGCGGAAGCGGAAGTGGAAGCGATCAAGCAGGAATGGTTCAGCCAGGCCGTGGATTTGGTGAAGGCTACCGGTGATGCGACGCAAGCACTGCGTTTGCTTGGGTTGGAGCCTACCGCCCGCGTCATTCAACCCACGAGCAGTGAAACTGAGTAACACCCCACTAGTGAGGATCAGATCATGAGCAAACTACTTTTTAAGAACCGGCCCCTCGTCTGCGTTGAATCCACTGATGAGGAAGGTGCTGGTGAGGAACGCGTTTACACGGACCCACGTCATGAATCCTTTAAGGATAAGACGTTCACTCAAGCGGAAATCACTGAGTACATGACTCGTGAGAAAGCGCAGGGTAAGCGGGCGGGTGCTCGCGAGTATGCGGAGAAACTCGCGGAAAAGTATAAGGCCGCTGGTTTGGATGAAACCACGAGCATTGATGATCTGATTGCGTTGGCGAAAGCGAAGCGTGAAGCAGATGACGCGTTGAAATCTGAAGCTGAGAAAGCGAAGGATGAAGCGGACCGGTTGGCTGCTGCTGCTGCGGCTGATCGTGTTGCTGCCGCGAAGGATCGTTTTGACGCGAAGGTGGAGCGGCTTCTCGCTGGCGCGGTGAAGGTTGAGGTCGCTAAAGCGTCTTTGGCTGCATACAACGTGAATGTGGATTCTACGGATGAGGAAATCACTGCTGCCGTTGAATCGTTGAAAGCTGATGCTCCCGGATTGTTCACTACTGTTGCGAGTATCCCGAATTCTGATTCGGGTAAGTCTGGAGCGGCAGGGGCTGGGCAGAAAACGGCGCGTGAGATCGCTCGCGAATATGCGGTGAAACGCGGGTGGGTTGAGAAAACCGCGTAACTAATTCTTGTGGCTGGCAGGTTGAGCAGTGTCCCCGTCTCGTGTCATGCGCAACCGCCCACTGTAAGGCCGTTTTGTTGGGTTCTTCGGGGAATTCTTCCTGACTCTAATACGCGTCCTGCCTGCCAGTCACACCCCTATATTCATAATGTGCATGTCACCCCGTTAATGGGGTCAGCCACCACGCGCTGTTGAGTGTGGACACCAAGCCTTTAGCGTGATCGACCTGTTTCTTATTCGTTCACGTTTGGAGGCCATTATGCCTATTCGAACTTCCCCTGTTCTTGTGGGGAATTCTGATCCTTCGTGGCTTGGTTCCGCTCACGGGACTGATGCTACGCAGTCGATTACTCTCGATGTTTCTAAGTTCACGCAGGCCACGTATTGGCCTAAGGGTCGCATCCTGTCGGGTGAGCCTCTCGTGAAACTCGCGTCTGGTTTGTATGGCCCGTATGAGGGTGATGACGAGAAGCCGGCTGATGTTCTTGCTGGTTTCTTGTTCGCTGATGTTCCTGTCACGTCTGGTGACACGCAGGTCCCTGGTGCGATCCTCCTGCATGGTCAGGTAATTTCCGCGAACCTTCCCCACCCCATCGACTCGGATGGGGCGGCTGATGTTGCTGGCTCCATCATTATCCGCTGAAAGAGGTGTGAATGATGGCTGACCACATTCTTGACCTGCTTGATGACGTTGAATCAACGTTCATTGCCCGTGAGGTTCCTGAACCTGTCGCGAATCCTTTGTCGAACGTCCTCCCGGATCTTTTGACTGAGGGTGTTGACGCGGAGATCGTGAAGGGCACGGTGTCGCATTCTATTGCGAAGTATCGTGCTTTCGACGCTGAAGCACCTATTGGTAAGCGTCAGTCTGAGCTTGTCACGTCGCGGGTGACTTTGCCTCCGATTTCTCAGAAACTGCCGTTGAATGAATCGTTGATTCGACAACTGCAGGAGAACGCTTCGCAGCGTGTCATTGACGCTTTCATTAAGCGTGCTTTCGATGACACGGTGAATAACACGATCGCTATTCGTAATCGTGTGGAAAAGGCTCGAGGTGAGTTCTTGTCTACCGGTAAGGTCGTGATTGACGAGAATGGAGTCAAGGAAACTTTCGACTTCGGTCTTGATGTGGATCACAAGCCTACTGCCTCGGTCCTGTGGTCTGACCCTGACGCTGACATTATCTCGGACGAGTTGGCGTGGATTGGTGTCGTCGAGGATGATGCGCTCGCGTCACCGACCACGGCGACTGTCCCACAGGCTCTGCTCGCGTACTTGCAGAAGAACGCGTCGTATAAGGCTGTGATTTACCCGGGCCAGTCGAACCCGCCTACTTTGACTCCAGCTCAGGTGGAGCAGGTCCGCCAGATTTACAACCTGCCTCGCTTGAACGTGTATAAGGGTAAGGTCCCTGGATCGTCTGGCACGACTAACGTTCTGCCGCAGGATGTGTACATCCTGACGACTGACACTGTCGGTAACACTCGCTGGGGTGAAACCTCTGAGGCGATGGAACTGTCGAATTCTCGTGCAGTTGATTTCACTGCTGAGGACCGTCCGGGCATCACGGTAACTTCGTGGAAGGTCCCTGATCCTGTGACGCGCTGGACTAAGGCTTCGGCTGTGGTCTTGCCTGTCGCGAATGACATTAATGGTCTGCTGGTGGGTAAGGTCCTGTAGTTAGGGCTGCTGGCGGGTTGTTACATGGTGGGGTGGACACTTGAGTGTGTTCACCCCACTACTGTTTTTTGGGAAGGTTTAGGTGGTTGTTGTGGCGAAGATCCGCACTGATTTTTATGGTGTTGTTCATGCGGGCGGGTTGGTGTTGCGGGCTGGTGATGTGATTCCTGATGGTGTTCGTGTGGGCGGGCATTTGGTGGAGGGCGGTATTCCGGTCGGACCTACCATTGTTCCGGTTCCTGAGGGTGTTCCATCTGATCATGGTGTGGAGCCGTTGACTGTGGATGAGGTGTCGCAGGCGGGTTTGCTTGGTATTCCTGTGGATGTGCATCCTGAGCGTGTGCGGGGTGCTCTTTTTGGGTTTGAGGTTGGTTTTGAGGCTGCTTCAAATCGTCCTGCGGAACCGGAAGATGTGGAAACCCCAGTGGAGCCGGAGGAGCCTGTGAAGCGTCGCCCCGGACGGCCCCGCAAAAACTAGATTCCAGGTATTAAGTTGCCGCTCGATACCCCGCAAACCCCCATACTTTAACGAGTGTGGGGGTTTTCGTATACCCCTATTTAAAGTCAGCGTATGACCGTTATCGGGCGTGAAAGCCTCACCCAGATTGATTTACTGATCGCGCAGGGCGCGGACTTCCGGTGCGCCATGCGTTATAAGGTTGGTGACTCTCCTGTTGACTTGACGGGCTGGTTCGCTCGCACGCAATTGCGTCGCAAAGTTGGTGGGGAAATCTGGTTGGCGGTCACGTCAACGGATGATGGTGAAGCATCATTGACCCTCTCAGATGAGGGGATGGTTATTCTCGATATTCCTGCGGTGGTTACTGAGGACCCTGCATGGGATACACGCTCCAAGGTTGTTGCAGGGGAGTTGCAGCCCCTTGGCGTGTGGGATCTTGAACTTGTTAATCCTGACGGTGGTGTTATCCGTTTAGCGCAGGGTTTAGTTACTGTTTCTCCTGATGTTACGAGGCAAGCATGAGTGACGAGGTCGTTGAGGTTGTTCAACCGGATGTTATTACGGTTGAGGTTTCTTCTGTTGCTGGTGCTCGTGGGCCTCGTGGTGTTGCGGGGTTGTCGGCTTTTGAGGTTGCTCAAGCTGATGGTTTCGATGGTAGTGAGGCTGACTGGCTTGCTTCTTTGGTTGGTGAGCAGGGTCCGCAGGGCGTGCAGGGTCCGACTGGCGAGCGCGGTTTGCAAGGTATCCCAGGGGTTGATGGGATAGACGGTAAGAATGGTCATGATGGTGACCCTGGCCCTGACGGATTGTCCGCTTACGAGGTGGCTCTCTTAGAGGGTTTTGTTGGTGATGAGGCTGCTTGGCTGGCTTCGTTGAAGGGTGCGGACGGGGAGCCGGGACGTGATGGCGCAGACGGAGCGCCGGGGGCTGATGGGGCACCCGGTCAAGACGGCGCGGACGGCCTAGATGGTGTTGGTGTCCCGGCTGGTGGCGCGACAGGTCAAGTTCTCGCCAAAAACTCTGCTGCCGACTTCGACACGCACTGGATCAACGCGTCAGGTGGTGGGGGCGGATCTGACGCTGATGTTGCCGGGTACGTGTTGGATGAGGAATCTGACACGCGGGCTGCGATTAACAGTCTGATCAGTGAGAGTGGAAATCTACCTTCAGCATCTGACGAGGGCGACGTTCTAACGGTAATTGACGGGTCGTGGCAAGGAGCACCGCCGCAAGGAGGTTCTGGCGGAGGGATGGCCACTATCCAATTGCGGATTGACTCGGAAGATTTTAATGGTGGGCAAGCAGTTATTGATGCGCCAGGCGTAGGAAGTTCATGTCAAGTCCTCCCTGCTTCTATAGCGGATGCCGCAGAATGGGCTGCATGCCAATGGTGGTTTACGTCAGATGGTGACACGATCACGATTTCCGGCGATGCCCCCAGTAGGGCTGTGTTTGTCAACGTGAATTATTGGGCTGTCCAGCCGTGGCAGACCGAGGTTGTCGTGGATTTGCGGGAAACGCATTCTTTGACGCTCTCGGTTCCTGGCATGGGTGCTCGTCCTACGGTTATTTCACCTAAATCTTCCGCTGATGCTGCATGGTGGTCTGCGTGTGAAGCGTACTTTGATTGGGCAGCCTCTGATGTGTTGAGCGTTTCAAGTTCTGTGTATCCGCATAGTGTTTTTACTGTGATTGTGAGTGTGTTCTGATGGCCGTTATTAACCCGGTTATACCTATGCCTGGCGCTTTGTTTACGTTTGGATTTAATGATACTGTTCCGCGCACCACTACATCCCGTTCGGGGTATCCAACGCTGGTTTTGCCGTATGGTATTACTCAGGTTGCCGACTATGAATTTTGCCCTTACTTCAGCGGAAGTAATAGGTATGGAATTTTTCCGTATTGTCGTGGGGTTTTGATCCCTGATTCGGTGACGAGCATCGGCAACTACGCGTTTTATGGTTGGTCGTCTGCTACGTCGTTGGTGATCCCTGATTCGGTGACGAGCATCGGCACCAACGCGTTTGATGGTTGGTCGTCTGCTACGTCGTTGGTGATCCCTGATTCGGTGACGAGCATCGGCACCAACGCGTTTTATGGTTGGTCGTCTGCTACGTCGTTGGTGATCCCTGATTCGGTGACGAGCATCGGCAACTACGCGTTTTATGGTTGGTCGTCTGCTACGTCGTTGGTGATCCCTGATTCGGTGACGAGCATCGGCACCTACGCGTTTGATGGTTG